TGAAGTAAGTTCAATTTTTTTCTTTTTATATCTTGAAGTTTTAAAATCAATGATTGAAGGTACACCATTATATTGTGCAATACAATCACATCTACCGGCTACACCTAAATGATTACTATAAAGAGGTACTTCCAAACCAAATATTGTACCAATATGATCATCAAGGACAGGTTTTAAATTTTCTAAACTTTGTCTTATATGTGGCAATGCCTTTGTGGTATCTTCATTGTTAAGATATTTCTCAACAATACTATGAACTCGTGTACCACGATTTGAAGCTTTACCACTAATACGATTGGCTTCTTCTTCACCAACTCTATCACGCCATGCTTGAATTATATGTTCGTTTAATATACTTAAAACAGTTGTAACACTAGGATAAGACTTACCATCAGGAGTACTGTAAGTTCTCCCACTATCGGTAGTTTCAGCATCCAAGTCTTTATAGCCGATGTCAATTTTTTCATGATTAAATTTGTTTTTTATGTTTATCATTATTATAATCAAATATTTCTTTTACTGCATCTTTTGTAATACAGTAAATAGCTTCAGGCGGAAACTTGTAATTGTATGATTGAACTGCCTTTTGATATATTTTCTTATGCATTACACTAACATAGTCAACACACTCTTGATATGTCTCAAAGCTAGGATTCTTAAACAAGTACATAGGTCTTTCCACTGCATAACCAGTCATTAAAAACGATACTATCAAAAAGAATTTCATTTTTACTCCTATACTTTTATAGTATTGCCCTTACCAGAGTTTTCTTTAATTCTTTTTAAATTATCTTTCCAACCATTGTCAGTCTTTGATAACAAACTTCCTTGATGTGCAATAACACCAGGAAATTTAAGAACTTTTACTAACCCGTTCTTTTGTAGATATTCTTGTAAATCATCTGACTTACAGTCAATATCAAACTCATCTCCGCCGTCAAGCGGTTTCACTGTGTACTTCGGCACCGCTATATCCTTTCCACCAAGTTGGAGCCTCACGACCCCATTCCCATTTGGCAAATGGTTTTGCTTTGTGATAGTAGTTTCTGTATGCTTGAACTGCATCACCCGGAACCATACACTCAGGATAGTGAGTCATGGCTTGTACGAACTCGGTAAGACCAATATCCTTAATATTTATAGGAGGAGCAGCAAGTATTGGACCAAGTTTTTTAAAAGTTATATGTTCTTTGCCACGTCTAAACTTAAACTCTTTGGCCATAGACACAAAATGATAGTAGTGCCAATTATAGTTTTGTAAACTTTCTGCAGTCCAAGTTGTACATGGGTGATACTTGTGTACAGCAAGATAATACAAATCATCACGTATGTCACCAAACGTGTAATATGTTTGTATAGTTTTACCAGACTTTGACCGTCTTTTGACAGGCGTGCCATCGAGCATACGATGTACCGTACTAAGCATTTGAGCTGATTCAATAATCATTTTAGGAATGTGCTTATCACACATCATCATTGCAGCTTTCATTGGGTCTTTATCTAGTACAAATATATTCATGTTTCACCTTTAAATAATAATATAGTATCATAGTTTTAGTTGTTTGTAAACAGTTATTTTTTTAATTGATTTGAAATTTATCCTCCAGTACTTGCTTTAACTTGATTTGTCGTCTAACAAAATTTAATTTTTTGACGATTTTTTCCATTCGATTTATCCTACCTTTCTTGCGTAACTTTGATGCGTGAATTTGTAAATCTTTTTCAAGTTGTTGTAGTACCATTTCTCTACCTTTCTAAGATAGTAGAGTCAGTCCTGTAGTAATTTTGGAAATGCCTCCTCTACTATCGGTCTGCTTAAACCGGTTGGTTTTTCTTTGTTAATCATTGAAATAACGAGTTTAGCGTCTTCAGGGTGTACGCCTTCTAAAATACCGATGAATATATTTTCTCTCTTTACTTTTTGCATTTTATCACCTGGACCGCCTTTTACAAAGTATTTAAATTTTTGATTTTCTTTTGTTAAATTTGCAGGGTGATAATGTGCTGGTGATGGTGTATATGGTGGCTGACCTGCTGGTAAGTTCCATTTAACCTTTGAATCCATTGTGCCTCGAATAATATCTTTCAACGCCCATGTTTCATTCTCTTTTAGTATTCTAACTTTATCATTACGATTACGTTGTTTAGCCACTTCTTCAAGGACTTCAAAAACATACTGTTTCATTAAATAAACTCCTGTGCACTTTTAATCAATTCATTACACTTGTTTTCGACAAGATAAGGGAATACTTTACCTCGTCTCATCCATCGTGTGTCTGGCTTATCGGCCATAAAATTATTTATAATTTCTCTTCTGAGCTCTTTTGGTGTTTCACTTAGATCAATTAATTTTTTATTCCTACAGTAGTTTCGATACCAAGAGGCTGCATATAATAATTCACCTTCTTCAAGATCTTCTATAATACTATCTATCTTTTTTTGAGTTATTGGTGTTTGCCTGAAACCTTCAACAAATACGTTATCATCAGATAAAATATTTGGTACACCATCACCTTTATCGCCTTTGATAATATGTGTTTGTAACCATACTCTTGGATTATCTACACTCAATTCTTTTTTAAGAAGTGGTGAATACTGTCTTACAAATTTATACTTTTGTAATTGTAAGAAGTCTCTATCAGAAGATACAATCATAATTTTTTCAGGATCGTAATCTCTGTTTGGATCAGGATTTCGAGTAACTAATGTACCTATGACATCATCGGCTTCACAACCATCTACTCTTACAACAGTATAGGGAAAGTTTTCTGCAATTTCTTCTCGTATTTTATTAAGAATTCTAAAAGCTTCACCCCAATCAAATGTAGATTCTTTTTGTGTTTTCTTTCTACTTGCTTTGTATTGTGGAAAAGCTGTCTTGCGCCAGTTATTTGACGCATCGACAGCAAGAACTAATTCACCATACTCTTCTTTGTATCTTGTACGATACATTCTAAGGGAGTTGAGAATCATATGGCGAATTAGTTGTTCGTCAAACGTTTTATTAATTATTATGCTTGCTAAAGCAATGCCACTGTAGTCAACAATAATCATGAGTATTCACTCCATGACTGATCTGGATATCTTGATTCTCCCCAAGATAATCCATCAGGACGTCTTAAATCATTTCTTGTCCAGATATAAACATCCCATAGTGTAGCATTTTTTATACCACCTTTTGGATTGCCACCGTAAACAAAACCATACTTTGGTTTACGACCTTTCTTTTCAACTCTAAACTTTTTGCTAGAGTTTGCATTAACAACTCTTACGACAGCTTTAACTGTCTCATATTCTTTCATATCCTGAGGATCGGTAGGATCAAACCTACCAACCCATGATGTTGATCTTTTATGTTTACCTATAAAAATACCCATTACGCAACCTCCTGAAAACCAATTGGCATACACTTAAACTTTTTATACTCTTTATTATTGTACCAGATAGTAAAGGTATCACCGACCATTGAGCTTCTTAAGCCATAGCCATCGTTTCTGTAATGAAGAACATCGACGTTATCGTTAGCATCGCTACCGATTTTTTTAGACCATGAACCGTCTGTATTTTGGGTATATCTAAAAGCATAATTTAATGCTTCGTTAATATTACTTGTTTGAGTTTTGATTGATGCCGCATTATAAGGCGTACCACCAAAATCATTATTGTATGTAACTACTACTTCTATCATATAAACTCCCTTAGTTAAATAGTTAATTTTTTATTTTATAGTTATATTATACACTGCTTTTTCGTAAATGTACACAAAAATAAACATAACATGTTAACTAAGTTTTTTCCATAAAGAATGTAGTACGTAAAACCATATACCATTAAGTGTAGGCTCAACTATCGCAACAGCACCAGCTTCCCACAAAGTTGCACCAGTCATTATGTATACAGTTGTTCCTGCAATAACAACATGACCAAGAGTGTAAATTAAACTCAGACCAAGACTATTTGTTTTTAAAAATCTTTTTAATTTATCTTTAAATGTAGGTTTGCCATAAATGGCTTTTTTCCATTCTGGACTTTGTCTTAACTTCCATAACATCCAATCATAGTATCTTTCAGGTTCAGGACCAGGGTCTGGTAATTCAACGTGTTGACCTGTTCCTGTCATATCTTGTGTATACTTATTCATCATCTTTCCTTAAAATATATTTTATGTTACAATAACCGCAAACTGCTTCACCGTTCACCATAGTATAATAAACTCTTGGATGACCAAAGTTATCTCCACCGTCACAGTAAAAACTTTCTTCACTTATGTAAACTATCTCTTGATTCATTTTGTGCTTTCATTTGTTCTAACATACTTCTATATTCTCTAATTACACATAAGCAATTAGGAATATCGTTTCTATAATTTATCCAATGAGGCTTATGGTTTTGATTCCAAGTATGGCCATCAGCCTTCATTAAATTTTCAGATAACGTTTTTTCAAGTTCGTTCAACTTTTCTATATCATAAAACATTATAATTTAAAATCCGCAAATCTTTTACCAGTATCAGTCTTATCAAAAACTGGTGTATCATCAGTTAATGTTTGTTGATTTTCTTCCACATCATACAAACGCATTTTACTTCTATCAACGCCTATTACAAATCTTTTATGTATTGTAGGATCGTTATAGCGATTCTTTAATTGTTTAATCTTAAGTTGTCCACATCTTTCAAGTTCTTCAGAAGACATTATCGCAAACATTAAATCTGCTGTTGCAGGTAAACCAAATGATTCACTTGTATCTTCAAGACCTATATCACTATTAGAATAACCAGAACGAGTGGTTTGAGTTGCAGAAAATATTGGAAGATCAAACTCAACTGCAAGACCTCTTAATTCTTCTGCAATGGCTTTTATGTAGGAGTACGAATTGATTGCACCACCCATTCCTTTCATTCTAGAACTTGCACATATATTTAAATAATCAATAAAGATTAAGTCTGGTTCAAATTGTCGCTTTAATTTTAATTCATTTAATAAAGCTCTAAAATGACCAGCATGCGCAGAGCCGGTTGGATATTCTTTTATTATTAACTTACCGCTTGTTTTTCTTGCAATGTCCTGTACTTTTAAACTAAAAGTATTCTTTGGTAACTTATCGAGTTGATCAATAGGTACGTCAAGTAAGTTTGCATCTATTCTTTCTGCAATTCTTTCTTCTGCCATTTCCATTGTTATATACAAAACATTGTAACCTTGTACTAAAGCAGAGGAAGCAACATGACACATAAATAAAGACTTACCGACACCGGTACCAGCGAGAGCAATATTAAGAGTCTTACGCGGGACACCACCTTTTGTGATTGTGTTAAAGTATTCCAAATCGAATGGAAGCCTGTCTTCTTCTGTATGATAAAATTCATATCTATCCTCCGCATTTTCTACATAGTCGTGACCTACCTTTAAATCAAAACCTACACCTAAAGCTTTGGTAAGTAAATCAGGTAAAGCACCTTTTGTAAGTTGTTCATGTTTTCCATCAATAATTGATATTGATTCCATGATTGCAAGATATATTGCACGATCTTGACACCACTTTTCAGTTGTATCTAATAACCACTTATCATCTACCTTTTCACCGGCAAACAATTGTGGTACAATATCCATAGCTAAATTATATTGTTCATCATTTAA